GAGTTGCCCGAAAGCATTGCGGTAGCTATCGACGCGCGTCGGACTCAAATTCTGAGTAATCATGAAGCGCGTGAGAGTCCGCTTGTTGTGGTCGGACGGATACCAATTCGGCGTCTCGTCCGCAAACTGTGCAGCGGCCTCCACAGCCGTCTGCGTCTCTTCTTCCTCGCGCGAGCGTACAGCGGACTCGCGGATGGCATCCACCGGCCCTACCACGCTTTCCAGCACACGGGTTACAGCCCGCTCCACGGTGTTGGGGTTGTTCATCTCGGCTGCCACCTGGAAGCGCTCCGTATCGGTCATCGGTCTCGGACTCACCGGCTTGCGCATCACTGTTGGCGCTGGAGGCGTTCCACCCTTCTTCAGCTCCGTGATGCGCCGGCTGCCATGCTCGACGCTCTGCGCCATCTTGCGCGCAATCTCGCCCTCGGTACCGTAAAACACTTGCACCGGCGTCACGCCATCCTCAGCGTCCACGGTGACCTTCCACTTTCCGGCTCCCTGGTCTTCCCACTTTTGTGCCATCTTCTCTCCCCTTAGAAGACGCCCTGCAAACGGTCCTCGTCGTCCTCAAAGGATTCAGCGGCATCGTCTGCGGCGGTTACTTGGTTTGCGGTGCGTTGGTTATAAGCATTCTGCACCTGTTTTTGAACATAAGTAAAGAACTGCCAGGATGCTTTCGCAAGGCAGTGCTCGCCCAGTACACGGTCAGCCTGCTCGACGGGCGTGTTAATCAACTCCGTTTCCTGCTGGATACAGGCCATCTCCATGATGTCCAGCAAGTCTTCGTAGCCGGGGTCCAGGGCGAGGCGCGCAATGCGCTGCAACTTCTCCGGGCTGAACGTCTGGTCGCGCACTGAGAGCGTTCTGTGTGTTCGCGTTAGCATTGTCGCTCATCCTTGCTGTGCGTGGTTTTGGGCAACTGCATCGGCATCTCCCGTCATAGCATACGGAATGTAATCCTTGTCTGCAAAGCGGACAATGGTTGGTAATTCCGGCGCGCTTCCTGCAAGTCGCAGCTCGTATCGCAGACACTTCCGCTGCGCGCTTTTTCGCTATCAGAAGCCAGCGCTTTCGCATCGCAGATTGTCTTTGTTCGAGCTTTTTTCTTGTCTTCACTGTGAAGTTCCTTAGCCGGAAAACTGAGGCGGTCTAGTATTTCTCAGCCGTACAAGACATCGATCACTTCATTTTGGGTTCCAAACAGATAGAGGCCGGAACCGAAACCCAAAATTCCCGGCGTTCCCGGCGATAGCTGCAATGATCCTCCTGGGTTTCCCGATGCCAGTTGGATTCCCTTCGTGGCGCTGACAGTGGCATCGCCGACTCGCACAGCATTCGCGGCGTTGTTCTGGATGACGATGAAATTTTTGGGGCTAGTCACCCCTTGCGCTGTTCCTTGAGGGAATATCTGTGTCGCTCCTGCTCCCAGTGTTACTTGCAACAATGGCATGATTCATCTCCTGTTTCGGCAATTTTCGTAAGTTAATACCGTGTGGTCGGCGCGAACTCGCTCTGGTTAATGGCTTCGCGGTCCCACCGTCTTTCGTCCCACCCTGCGGCCTCGTCGTTCGCGCGCCCCAGCATCTCTTTCGCAAGATCGGCCTCGGCCTTCTGGTCGATCTCTTGAGACTTCGCCTCATGCCTTGCCTGAATCCCCGCAATCTGCCCCTGCACACGTTGCAGGCCGGGGTTGTTCTGGCCGTATTTCTGCTGCTCCTGCGGTGTCATAGGCCGAATCAGCTCACGGCTGTTCTTCCACTCGCTCACTTCCATGAACATGGCCAGCAGCTCTTTCACGTCTACGATGTAGCCGGTTGCGTTGAGTTGCTGTACTAGCGGCTGATTCTCGAAGATTTGCACCATGAGCGGCAGCGCCTGGGCCATTGCTTTCTTGGCCGCCAGCCGCGCTCCGGCCAGAACCTCGAACTGGTCTTTCGACTCGTAGAAGTTGCGGATGTCCAGCTTGAACGCGGCGCCCAGGTTGTCTCCCAGAATCTCGCGAATCTTGCCGATACTCATCCGGTCCTTCACAAGGAAGTCCATCAGCTCAAGGAATGGCAAAAGAATGCCATTCACAAAGTGGCCCACCGGCCCCTGGATGCGGCCTGCGCTGGCCGCCATGACGCCGCCCGCTCCCGTGGCCGTGCGCAGCGCCGTGGAGCCCTTCTGCGGCACGTTGCCCTGCGTAAACGGCTCACTGGCTCCCGTGGCGTTGTTGGCGCTCTGCCTGCTGTCCGCGAGGATCGGGAACACTTCGGCCGGCACACGCGGTTGCTCCACCAGCGCGAAGGCTTCGCGGATACCTCGCGGCCCGCTCTGCACGTCAAGGATGCCGCCCAGCCGCTGGCGAATCTGCTGCGTCGGCACGTTCGCGCCGATGTCGCGCATGTACTGGGGATTGCAGGCGAAGCTCAGGATGTCGAGCATGGCATCCGTCAAGCCCTTGTCAATGCGCTGGTCGTTTCCGGCCAGCCTGCCCACGCCCAGGCCATAGCCTGCGTTTGGGATGTTCCAGAAGTTCGCGGCGAAGTAGGGAAGGAACGGCAGGCCGTGCTCTTCCTTGCGGATCAACACGCCCCGGTCGCTGCCATCCGGCACCAGCACGGCATACACATACGTGCGGTCCCAGCGCTCCAGCATCTTGATGGGCCGCTCCAGCGGATCGGCGCTGGCCGCCGTGTTTTCGTTCTGCGCGTGGTGCAGCGTCCAGTTCTGATCGCCAAGGTTCTGCTGCACCTGGCTGGCGAAACCGGCATCCTCCGGGTGAGTGAAGAAGTAAGCCTTCAGTTCCTCTTCGCTCGGGATGTCGTATCCGCCGACCTGGTTGCCTTCTTCGTCCAAAACAACCTGGTCGCGCAGCTTCTCAAGGTCATTGAAGGTCGGGTAGGACACTTCGATGACGAACTTCGCGCCTTTGTGCAGGTTGTTGGGCTTGCGCCACGTCGGATCGACGAAGATGTTGCCCAGCTCTTTCTTCTCGAAGAACATCCCCTCGGTGGTCACTTCGATGGGAACGGTCTCCAGCTCGTCGCTCTCTTGCGTGTAAACCGTCTGGGTGCCGGAGAAAGGTAGGTCCACTTCCACCGGATCGGTCTTCGGTCGCCGCACCCGCTCGGTCTTCGTCTCTTTGCACCAGCCAGCCTTGCAGATGACGGTTCCAAAGTTCACCTGGTCTTCCATCGCCAGCTCGGCTTCGGCCTGGAAGCTGCAATCGTCCATGAGAGTGCCGTACAGCGCCGACTTCGCGCGGGCCGTGTTCTGGCTCGCGTTCGGTCGGGGCCGGATCACAAACGGCGGGGTCTCGTAGAAGATGCCGGACACCATGCCGGGCACCAGCGAATTCACATGGGTGGCCACGGTGAAGCGGCTGATGTTCGCGCGGGCCACCGTGCTGCCCTCGAAGCTGGCCATCGTGCGCGGTGCCTGGTAGAGGATGTCCGCCTCTCTCCAGTGCAGGTTCCACTGTTTCAGGTCGAGGTACGTCTTCGCGCGATGTGCGTCCTGAATGGTGAGCTGCACCGCGCCGTCATCGGTGTACTTCGGGTCGAGCCACGGCCCCAGCACATCCACGTCGTGCTGCTCGATCTGTCGTGAGCCTGTTACGGCGTCCGCAAGGATTGTCATGCACACCGCCTATTTTCCAGCAACCGAGTAGCATAATCAGCAACGCAATTAGCAAGCTCCGGGGGAATCGTCGCGGCAATATCTCGATACATTCGTCTCGTGGGACTATTGCTCCATCCCAGTCTCCCGTAGGCAGAGCAATCCCGCTTGCCCGTCTTCCTATTGATCCGTTGCGTCATGCCTTTTGTGATTCCTTGCGGCATCAATGGTGGAACTCCTGGGCCCCATAAGTAAAAAGGTCCGCATTTGTTCTCGGCCTGTCCTACAAACTGTTGTGCAGCTCGAACATTTTCCATCACGTAGGGAAGGTTGCTGTTTTCACAAAGTTTCCGTGTGTGATTGAAGAGCATGATGCCTATTTCTGGATATGGTGCATTGGGATGAAAGTGCTTCATACCGTGAAGGCTGAACTGCTCACAAGGTGACGAAGCACAGATAAAATCGAAACGATGTAGTAAGGGCTTGTTTCGACCATCATTTGTGCAAATAAAACCATCGCTCTGATATTCGAGTTTAAGGATGTCGTGTTTTACAAATTCACATCCCATAGGAACTCTCGAAGGTTCAGCGATGTCTATGCCAATAACCTCCCAGCCTCTCTCCGCAAAGGCTTTTCCCCATCCAAATCGTCCGCAAAACAAATCCAGCATTCTCATCCAGTCAGCCCCGGCATGATGTCTTCAAGCCCGACGCTTGCCAGCGCCGGCGCATATTCTTCTTCCGTGTCATAGCCTTCGTTTGCTTCCTGCGCCACAGGCTCGTTCCCAAACACGCGGTAATACGCATCGTTCTGGAACACGCGCTCCCACTCTTCCTCGTCGGTGCGGTCGAAGTGATCGGCTGCAATCGAGATAGGGAGCTGCGCCGCCACGCGGCTCACTACGGACGCGATCTCGGTTTCTTCGATAAGGCCGAAGTGGTAGAGCTGAAGCGAGACAAGCTGGAAGTTGTCCATTCCCTCGCTAAAAAGCAGCCGTCCTGCCTGAAGGTGTGGCTCGGCGCTCTTAATCGCCGTGCGTCTGGTCGCATCGTCCTGGTAGAACTCGCTCCACGAGATGCCGATGTGCCAGTTCTGCTCCAGCGCCTCGTTCTGAATGTGCTGCTCCATAAGCCGCGCGCCCGGCGTGTCTTCGATCTCCGTGCGGTGCGTCTGCCATTTCTTAGCCAGAGCCACCACTTTACGCGCCAGGACAGACGGGCTAAAGGACCCGCGAACGACCTCGACAACAACCATTCTGCCGTTTTCCTGAACGCCCACGGCAGCGGCATCGTTTTTCTGTTCGGCATACTGAAACCTCCATGAGATATGCACTGTTCCGTGCAGCGGCACCGCATCTTCGGGGATTTTCGCCGCGTGGAGTTTTTCGAGCGGGAAGGTGGGCTTGAAGTTGCCTTCTGCGATGTTCATGTACTGCGTCCAGAAGCTGTTTTCGTCGATAGCCTTTTCGCTGCGCAGGAATTCCCAACTGAGCTGACGCGGGAAGTTGAGAATCACGTCGTCTTCGGTCAAATCGTCGTCTTCCAGCTTCATCGCGTGAGGCTTGCGCACATACGCGGGCTTCCACAGCAGGATTGTCCTGTCGTCTTGCTTTTGGATCATGTCGCCGTAGAGGTCTGCCGGGCCGTAGCGGGTGCCCGTGATGTCGATGTGGCCGTCTTCGCCCAGCATCTTGAGGTTGATGTAGAAGTTGGTCCGCACCTTGCGCAGCGCGAAGGCCGTCTGGCTGTTGCGGTTGTCCTGCACGTCCTCGCTCTTGATGATGTCCGGGTGCCAGCCGGACAAGCTCTGTTCGATGGATACACCCTTCACAGTAGGGTCGCGGCGGAACTTCGTGCGCGCTGGCGTCGTGAACATGCCGTCCTTCGGCATCTTCGTGATTTCGTGCTCAGGGAAGAGGATGCAGAGGTTCGTGCGCTCGCCGTTGACCGTGAGGAAGTGGCTGGCTATTTCGGCCACGAACGCATCGGCCAGGGGACTGTCCGGAGAGTTGGAAGCCGTCATCGCCATGATTGCGATGTCGGGGAAATCCACGATCCACTGGACAGAATCGGCGATGTTGAGGGTGGTTTTATAAGTCTTTCGCGGCATGAGGAAGATGCGCCGCTTCTTCTTTTTGTCCTGCTGCTCAAAAGGCTTGCGAGGGTCTTTCTTTACGAATTTATCGGCGACTTCTTTATGATCCTGCTCGGTCAGTTTGACGTAACCCAGCACGAATTTGGCGAGCCAGAACAGATCGGTTTGCGCGCGGCACCGCAGTTCGTTGCGGTAGTCTTCATCCTCGGCGGCGCGCTTGAAATCTGGTTTCATTTGCTCTCTTTGCCTGAGTGGTTCCAGCCTTCCATCGTGTGCGCGAACATGGCCATGTGCTTGATGTGATCGTCTTTCGAGTGCATTGCCTGTTCGAGTTTTTCTTTCGGGATAGGTTTTCCTTCTGGAATGCTAAGAGCCCGATGCAAGCCTCCCTTGCGCAGGTGCGTAAGGGCCTTGTGCAGCTTCGGGGGGTATCGCTTCGCCTTTTCCTTTGCCATGTGCTTTCTTCAAAAAGGCGAAGCGGGCGCGCTCGCGTTTGATCTGGGGATCAGCGCCCGCTTCGCGTGTCGAGTAGGGAGGCCGGCTACTCGAACGTCTAGCCCGCAGCGGGCGGCATACCAGCGGCGGACTGTTGCGCGGCCTGCGGGCTGCCCTGCTCGGGATCGGGTTGTTCCTCGGGCATCTGGCCAGCGTCTGGCTGGTCGCCCATGTGCTCCTGCAAGTGGTCGCCCGCGTCTTCTGCGGACATCAGGACGTGATGTTCGTGGTGGGTGGTGCCGTCTTCGTGCTTGCGCTCGACATGGGCGTGTAGGCCGCCATTGTCCGCGCGCTCGTACTTGACGGAATGGGTGTGCTCTTTCTTGTCTTCGTGGTGCTCACGCTTCTCACCGTGGCCGTCCAGCGCCCGGTGAATCTCTTTCTCGCGTCCCCTCATCGTGGTGTCCTCGCTCTGGTTTTCAATCGACGCCTCCCGCGCGGGGGGTGGCGATTTGGAAGTGGTGGGCAGCTTCACGCTGGTATCGTCTGCCCTATGCCCTCGCGAATTTTCGGCCAGCCTGGGCTCTTAGATCGGCTTAGTAATCCAACTCCAAGCTGATGAGGTTGCCGATGTTGCCCACAGTGGCAGTGCCGAAGGTGAGTGCGGCGGCGAAGTAGATGCAAGGATCGGCAGGCTGCACCGTAGCGCCCTGGGCGGTCACTGCGTTGGTGCCATTGACGCCGGTGAGGGTGTTGGTGAGAGCTGCCCAGTTATCGAACATATTGATGATCTGCTGGGAAAACACGCCCTGAAGGATGCCGCCGTTGGAATCGAACTGCAACTCGGCTTGAATGTTCCACGGGCTGTATGCCGTATTCACCGCGCGCGCCGTGCCCGATCCCAGCAGCGTCCAGTTCGCCGCCGTAAGCGGAGTTCCTGGAATCACCACCGCCGCCAGCAGCGAAGCCTTCACGAAGTAGTTGCCCGCAGTGAGCAGATTCCCCTGCGCCTGCACCAGAAACGTCTTGCCGTCCAAAATGCTTTTGCCGCGCGCCACGCATACTGCTGGTGCCGCAGGGTTGGTTGCGAGGGAGAAGACTTGCGCAGTCGTAACGGCTGCGTTGACAGGATTCGCGGGCAATGCCCGGCTGTTCGCGTTGCTTGCCATGATGCTCCTTTTCGATTTGTGCGTGGGCGTACCCGCGCTCTCAATCGGACCCGAGGATGTGAGTGATCACTTTTGGAATCATCGCGCTTACCACGAAAATGCGCAAGTGTCTATTCCGTTTCGTTGACTTCCTCGGCAACTTTTTCTTCGGCGATGTCTTTTTTTCGTCCGCGCTTTTCGCCTTCTCGCTCGCGCCGCCATAGCTGGAAGTCCGCGCGCTCGGCTGGGGTACATGGCCTGTTGCACAAGCGGCATCGCTTCATGTCGCGTCTGGCGCGGCGCAGGTTTTTCAGAACCAAAGCGTGATCTTCACAGCAGGTCACAGCCTTTCGTATCACGCGGTCATCCGGAATGGTGTTGCCGCAGTCAGCAAGGATGCAACGCAGGCCACCTTCAGCGAGCCGATGGCCGCGTTCGATTCGTGGATCTTCGGCTGGCATTATTTGTTCTCCAGTTTCATCGCAGCGCGCCAAAAAGCGACCACCACAATGACAAATAGGATTTGCAGTCCATAGTGCATTTCAAACCTCCCTTTCGATCCAGTTGCCTTGGTCTTTGAAAACGATTTTGAACACAATTGGGTACATGGCCGCCGCCACCTTGATCTTGACCTTCGCATCGTCAAGAAAAAACGCATCCGCCACCAGTTCCCCACTCTTTCTCTGACGCCTGGTTGTGCCTTTAACCTCGTGGCATTCAAGCACGCCGCTGGTCAGCATCACCGCGAAATCCGGGGTGTAGCGGGTATTGTCAGCAAGCCTAAAAGTCATTCCCTCGAACTCGAACCACGCGACCTCGCCGGTTATTTTTCGCAGGTTGAGGTGGGCTTCGTATGCGGCCTCTGTCTTGTTGCGCTCGCCCACCTTGAGCCGTCCCAGCGCCATCGTCCGCACCGGCTGACCGTACAGTGGCCTTTCGTAACTTGCTTTTTTATTTTCGTCTGTGTAAGATTGCTCACCTTCCACAAATTTCGTCCACGCCTCCCGTTCAGCGCTTTGGCTCATTTTCCTGCGCGGTTTCATAATCCACCTTGACTTATTACCTAATATAAGTCTATTTATATATCCATGTCAAGACCAAAAACCGAAACTTTTCCAGTAGGCATCACGATTCGTTTCCGGGATCGCGAACAAGTCGATCTCCTGAAGCGCGCGGCAGCTCATCGCCTGATTTCGTTCAACACGTTTGTTCGGGAAGCGGCCGAGGCCGTAGCCCAAGAGGTTCTCTCTAAACCGCCTGGTTTGAATTTGCTTAACCAAAATGGCAATCCTCCAAGCAATGCTCCAAGCATTCCGTCAAGCAGTGCTCCCGGCAGTGCTCCCGGCAGTGCTCCCGGCAAATGACGGATGGCTTAGGAAAATTCAGGAGATTGCCCTGTGAGTTCAAAACGAGATATATGGGTACCGATTTATATCGCTGATTTCATTGCAGATACCGCACATTTGGATGCTGCTCGATCCGGTTGCTATTTGCTTTGGATCATGCATTATTGGCGGCGCGGACCACTTTCCGGCAACCTTGAGGATCTTGCCGCCATCGGCAGATTGCGCGGAAATGATGCTCCAAGCATTGCTCAAGCAATGCTTGACGAGTTCTTCACAGTTGGAAGTGATGGGCTGTGGCACCAGAAGCGTCTGGACCTCATCATCATCGAATTTCAGCGTAAGTCTTTGTCAAATAAGGAGAAAGCATCTAAGGCAGCTCGTGAGCGATGGAAAAACCACAAATCCAATCATGCTCCAAGCATTCCTACAAGCACTCCTCAAGCATTGCGTGAGGATATGCTTGAGGAGTGCCAGTCACATAGTTCTTTGTCTTCTCCGCTACGCTCCGAAGACAGGGGATTACCCCCCCCTCCCCCCTTCGGCGATGGCGGGAAGAAAACAAAAGGCGAAACCGCCCAAAAAGCCCCTACAGTCGCGTCGGGTGAATCGGATGAGGCGACGGGTCATAAATCTTTGATCGACGCAGCCAAGGGCCACCAGAAAAAGATTGCTCCCGGAGTTACAAATGGGTTGCCATTAGCAAAACCGTCCAAGTCTGCGGACCCTCGCCATAATGTCTTTAGGAGGGAAATTGAGGCTTGGTGGCAAGCTGTAAATCCTCAGGCCGGAAGATGTCCGTGGGATGGTTCGGAGGGGAAGAAACTTGAGGCCTTTCTTGCATCCAGTCCCGACTTCACCTTGGATATGCTCAAGGAGTGCTTGAAGCATCGCTCTGCAACAGCTCAGGCTGGAGGCGTGGTATGGACGGATCGTCCCCGTCTATGGATCGAGAGATTGACGAGTTTTTTGGAATTCCCTATCGATAGATATGGGAAGCCGCTGTCTGGTCCAAGGAAATTTTGATGCTTGGAGCATCCATCAAGCACGACAACCGGCCCGGCGATCCGGGGGAAGGGACATGAAAATGAGAGACGAACTGGGCAACGAGCTTAAGCAAGGCGACCTCGTTGTGATGACAATGGCCAATGGGATGATCGTGCGGG